CAAACCGGACGGCACATCTGATGCACAAGAACCCCGTGCTGCACCATCTCGCAGCGACGCCGGAACTCCAGCATCCCGGCGCGAATGGACGAGTAGTTCACGCCTGTGAGATCGCCAGTCAACTGCTCGTAGGTGACGCCGATGGCAGCGGCAACCGCGCGGAACTGCGTGCGCAGAAACTCGCCATACGAGCCACCGACGTCGGCTGGGTCGGAGAACTTGATGTCCTCGCCGGGCTCCAATATCTGCAAGGTGCCCGGCTCCAGACCGGCCAGCGCGATGCCATCGCCATCAGCAGCACCTTCGCCCATCAGGTTGTCCTCTGGGTTCTGTCGCGTGACGAAGCCAGCGAACATCGCGGCGGTCTTCTTGCGCACCAGTTCGGCGTCGTCGTACTGGTCGAGTTCGTTGAGCTTGACCAGGGCCCGCGACAGCCACGGCTCGCCCCGGATCTGGCCGGGACGCAGGACGCGGAACAGGTGGATGATTTCCTTCGCATCGATGCGCACCGTGTCCATCCCGCCCTGGCCCGACATCGGAGCCAGCCGACCGTCTTCGGGGTGCGAGCGGTACAGGTGGTAAGCGACGCGCCGCCCAAGGCTGTCGAATTCGATGCCAGAGCGCACCACGTTGCCCGAAGGCAGATCGAGGTTGAGGCTGATTGGCAGATGCTCGGGCTCCAGCAACTGCAGTTGCAAGGGCACCACCAAGCCATCTTCCGGACGACGCGGGCGCAGCCGGATCAGGCATTCACCGCCCTCGAGCATCGCGCGGCAGGCCAGCGCCTGCAGCCCATAGAAGTCGGTCTGACCTGCAGCGTCGGCTTCCTCCGTCCAGTCACGCCACAGCGCCTGCACGTCGGTCTTGAAGCGCTCGTCTGCTGCCAGACTCTGCGGCTTGATGCCAGTACCGACCGCGTTGGACACGAAGGCTTCGATACCGGCCTGCGCCCAGGCATTGCGGCGCACGAGGTCGCGGCTCTTGATGCGCAGTTCGGTGTTGGTCGCCAGCATCGCGGCGACCGCGCCTGGGTTGCCGGGCATCCAAGCCAGCGAGCGGCGGCCACGGCCAGCGGCCTCGTGGACGGGCGACTGGCCGAACAGGCTTCGGATCTTCGAAAACCAGGCCATCAAAACCCCTTCGAGGTCGTGACTCGAATCTGGCGCGGCGGGCCGGGCCAAAGACCAGTTGCTGTCGCTTGCTCGGAGATGCCACGTTTGACCTCACGAATGGCAGCCTTCAGTTCATCGACAGAGCGGTACTCGACCGTCTTGTCGCCGAAACTGACGCGGTGTTCGCCCTTGGCGAGCGCGGTCTCCAATGCCTGGAGTTGGGCTTCTGTGTAGGCCATCAGCGGTACACCACGAGGTTGATTTCGGAGGAATCGACTGCTGCACCGCCTGCGGTGGTGCAACTCACATCTACTGATTGAGGGGTTTTGGTGTCCGAGATTGACCGCACCGTTAGTAAGCGCTGCGTGCCACTGTTGGTGCTGCTTCGCGCCAGCGCTGTCCAGCAATAGTTCGCGTCCACCATCGCGACAGCGAAATGGATGCGATATCGACCTGTCGCCGATCGAGAGACGCTGCCCACGTTGTACGCGGCGCGCAGCACGATCTGGTTGCCCACGTACCCGAAGCAGACCCATGCCCGAGCCACCCCTGGATGGCTGGCCTCGATCTTGGCTTTGACTTCCAGACCCACCCGATCGGCCAACGCGGCGATGCGGCTGGCGAGGCTCATCAGACCAAAGCCCCTTCGAAAATGGTCACGAAGTCGGTTTCGGTGTTGCCGACATCGACGGCGGAGGCTGCGCCAATGTTGGAGCGCGCCTGCAGTTGCTCTGCTTCGGTCAGGGTTTGGGCCGCGTCATACCGCACACGGTTGTTGACCGCTGCCAGCAAGGCATCCAGGCCAGTGGTGCCGTTTTGCAGCAACTGCTGGATTTCGACCAAGGTGTCGTAGGCCGCATCGGCACCGCCCAAGATTTCAGTCTTGAGGGCATCGAGCAAGGCAACGATCTTGTTCGACGAGTAGGCGGTGGTGGCACTGACCTGTTCGTCGTTGATCACCGCAGCAGACAGCACCGCAGTCTGCAATTCGTTGATGGCGGCCACCAGACTCGACTTGTCGGTCGTGTTCAGGTTGGCGAGGTTTCCCGCTTTGGCGCGGACATCGTTGAACTCTTGGGCGACCCGGATGACCAGGCTCTCAATGCGTGTGGCAAGACTCATGACAATCTCCTATGAAAAAACTCAAGACAACCAGCGGCTCTTGATGACGCGCCGCCGGGGTGGGGTTGCAGAAACAGAAAGGCCACCGCTGGTTCTGTTTCCATTGGTGGCCTCGTCTGGGTCGAATGCTTGAATCGGGGGCAGCTCATCCGGCGGCCGTTCCATCCCGAGTTGCCGTTCCAGTTCGCGCCAGTGGCGCTCCTCGAAGCGATCCAGGCCCGCCGCCGATGCGGCCGCCCGGGCGTACACGTAGCAGTCGAGCGCTTCGTTGCGCTCGCGCATCTTTTGCCACTCCCGAATCGGGAAGCCATTGCGGTCGCGGCGGGTGATCAACTGCTCTGCGCAAAGCTGCTGGATGAATTCCGCGTCGATCTTGGGCAGGTGAACAAACCCAGCCGGGAACACCGTGGTTACACCGTCCTCGCTGACGTCCGCGCCCTTGCGCAGGTTGTTGTAGAACTCCAGCTTGGCGATGCCCACTGCGACCGAATACACCTTGATGCCCCGGCGCAGCTTCTTGCCGCCCTGCGAGATATCAACGGCAGTCGGCGTACCAATCAGCGCCGCACCGCGCGGCACGCCCTTCACAGGCATCACGCGCGGGTCGCGGCAGGCGCGCACGAAGGCGTAGGCCTCCTGCGTCGCAAAGCCGGTGTCCAGCGCAAAGCGGGCCAAGGGCATCGCCGCGCCTGAGTCGTGCGTCCAGTTCTCGGCGATCAATTCGGCCAGTCGCTTCCAGACGGCGTCGCGGGCGGTGTCACCCATCAGCACCCGGTGCTCCACCAACCAAGACTCCTTGCCGCGCCCGAAGGCCCAGATGGACGCCTCGATGCGATCCTTCTGCACGTCGGCAGCGCCCACCAGGAGCAGCCCACCCGGCGGCACTGTGCCGACGCGGTAATCCTCACGGCGCTCGACCAGCCGTTGCCAATCGGGTGCTTCGCCTTCCTCGACCCAGGTCTCGCCCAGTTCGGTGTTCTTGAAGGTCTTGATGGCGGCCGCCGACCCCGATTCCTTGTTGACGGAGCTTTCCCACGCAGCGGCGATGTCGCGCCAACTGCGCCAGCCGACCGGGCTGTATAGCGAGGACAGGTGAAACCCCGCCGTCTTGCCCGTGCCGTCGCTGATCAGCGCGCGCCACTCGCCGTGCTCCAGCATCCATGTCTTGTGGTGCTCGGCAATCGGCTCATCGCAGGACTCGCAGATGTAGGCCGCCGAGTCCGGTTGCCCCTTTTCCCATCGCAACTGCTCGAAGCGCAGCCACTGGCGATGCGAGCAATGTGGGCACGGCACGAAGTAGCGGCGCTGATCACTGGCTTCGTACTCGCGCTCGATGGCGCTCGCCCCAGAGATCGTCGGCGTCGAGACGATGAAGATCTTGCGGCGGGCAAAGGTTCGCGTGCGCGCCTCAGCCAGCGAGATCGCATCGCCTTCGCCGTCGACGTCCAGCGGGTAGCCATCCACCTCGTCGAGGAACAGATACCGCACCGGCATCGACCGCAGGCCGACCGCGCTGTTGGCACCGGTCATCACCAGCACACCGCCCCGGAACTCCTTGGCCAGGATGGTGTTGCCTGAGTCTCGGGATCGTGCTGGCGAAATCAATTCGCTCAGCGCGGCCGACTCCTCGATCAACGGATCGATCCGCTGCTTGGAGTTGCGCTTGGCCATATCCACCGTCGGCCACACCGCCATCATTGGCCCCGGCGCGTGGTGGATCACGTAGCCGATCCAGTTCGAGCCCATCTCGGTCGCACCGAGCTGGGCAGCCTTCATGAACACCACGCGCTCGACCGGCGACGTCGGCGACAGGCAATCCATGATCGCCTTGAGGTACGGCGTGCGACTGGTACGCCAACGACCCGGCTCGGCGGACGCCTTGCTGGAAAGCATCCGGTGGCGATCCGACCATTCGGACACGGAGAGCAAGGGATCGGGAGTCAGCCCCTCACGCCACGCGCGCTCAACTTCGGCAGCGCCTTCGTATTCAACGTCTAGCATCAGTCCACCCTGGGCCGCAGTTCGCCCAGCTCCTGCAGATGCTCGCGCACCGCCGCCTCCAGGGCGACGTGCATCGTGTGCGGATCGACATTGAGCTTGGCCGCCATCTGCGCCGAGATGCGAGCGGGCCAGTTCAGCCACGCATCGCGCTCGGAGCGCGCCAGCTTGAAAACGTGGGCGATGGCATGCGGCCGATCCACCAACTCGCCCTTCAGTCGGGCCAGACGCACCTTGTTCGTCTGCGCCTTGACCACCTCGTTGACCGTGCGCGCCTGAAGCAAGGACGCGCCGCCAGCAGGTAAGGCCGCAGGCCCATCGCTACTGCCCTCCGGCACGGCGACCTTGGCGGCCTTTGCTCGCGTTCCGGCCTTCGGCACATCGGAGTTGCGAGCCCACTCACGGTCAGCACGGTCGGCATCAATGGTGCCGTCAGCTTCCGGCGTGATCCGACCTGCACGAATGGCCTTGTGAACAGCGGTGTCGGTCACACCACGGTGACGGGCGTAAGCGCGAATCGAAATGCCCATTTTGAGAACCGGTTGCCCCTTCAATCATTTGTTCGTCATTCACTCGAAATCAGCTTGGCTTCTCTCTGGAACAGCGCGTTCATACGGACGTCATCAACACCATCAAAGGACGCAGCAATGAGCAAGCTTGAACAACTCCTG